ACCCCCAACAGTACCGCTGATATCATAACTATCGCACCCGAAGGCTCCGAGGCCATCATTACCAGGATATTTAATACCATTTTTAATTATTATATTATTTTGAAACTTATTATTTGGTTGCCATATTACTTTGCTATCAATTTTACCATTTAGCCAACCAAAGTTACCTCTAACAACATGACCCTCTCTTGTCATTTCTTCGTTAAAATCTATTTGCTCGTATATCTTAGTTAAATTAAATAAAGAATTAACCGTTTCATCTCTAAAAGCATGTTTTTCAGATCTTGGAAATTGTCTGTAGTATTCATTTAAAGCATCACTATCATTTTTTAATCCTTCTACTTCATTTTCCCAATGATCGATGACTCCGTTAAAAATTTGCTCACCATCAATTCCCTTAACCGGTTCTGATGGAGTGTTGAAGACAGGATATCCATATTTATCGATAAACCCTTCATATCCCCATTCCATAGGTATGAACAAAGAATATAGTCCACTTGCAGTCTGGCCATTGCGGTTTCTATTTGTGACATCTGAATTGTTGTATAATTTTTTAAAATGATCTCCACCTTTACTTAAAGCATTAGATGTTGATCCCATCATGCATTTACCTACTATTCGTGCTCCAAGCCTGAGACACGTTTTCGTGACTCTCCAGTTGTTGAGTATATTGTCCGGCCTCTCCCATTTACCCGATTCATCATGGACGAGGAGTTGTAGCTTTTCTCCATCATACGAGTTGTCTCCCGTATTCTTCCAGTCGATTGTCGTGTCGAGCCCCTGCCCAAATTCCTCCTGACTATAGGTCTCTTTGATGGCGTTTCTGGTAAGTCTTCTTGACGGTATCTTATAGGATAACTCCGTCTTCGGTCGTTCCATCCCATCCTGTATTGGTTTGAAAAAAAATGGATAGTTGATTGATATGGGTACAATCTTGTCTGTAAACATCTTCTTTGCATCTGCTCCAGTTTTAGATAAGACCCCAAATCTAGAGTCCTTGGAAGTTGTTGCCAAGTTAACAGTCTCTGAGGATGCCATGAAGCTAAAGCCTGACCGTCTGTTTTTAAGGTAGCACATTCCATAAGATCTCTTATCTGCCTTGCATGCCTCCCAAAAGTAATAAAAGATTCTGTTTGCCTGCCTAAAATCTGGTGCTCCCACGTCGATCTTTGTCCAAGAGAGATAGACATAGTGCGATCCTGTAATGTAGTTTGCGGAACCGTTGCACATGAACCAATACCCATCATTACGATAATTAAACTCACTATCAATATATTTGTAGTATTTTTCTTTAATATCTTCGGGATAGGATTGAAAGTCATATATGCTTTTTATTTTATTTAAAGATTCAGGTTTGTTTTTTATTTTAAAAAATTGATCTGACTGCTTTAAGTCTTCTCCATCTATTGTATCTGGAGTTTTAGGTATTGCTACCTTAAGACCTTGTATTTCATATATATCACCTATTGTACCGTCTTTACTTATTACAACACAGTCTAAATCTTCATTGTATCCATATTCAAACTTCTTATGTTTATTAAGATGCTTAATTTTTTTATCAGATAAATGAGTATTGTGTATTTTATAAAGCGTTTGTTTGTACATTATTTGATTCTATTTTCAACACCTAAAAAAGTATGAGATTCTTTGCTAGATTTTTTATCAGATAACTCTTCAATTTTTTCTATAATTTTTAATGAATCTTCTATTGCAACCCACTTAGCTTGAGCTGCTGTTTTTGCTTTTTCAGGATCTAATTCAGATAAATCAATTTTTTGTTTAATAACTTTTTCAAGTTCAATCAATGCTTTTTCCGCTGCTTCTATTATTCTTTTTCTTCGGTCCATAATTAATAGTTATATGATTTGATAAAATTCTATAAAGTTTTTGACCTTCAATATTAAATTCATATTCAGAGTTAGGTGTAAACCCTACCACGTCTCCTATAGACACTCCTAATGAGCTTAATTGGCTGTTTGTGTATGCTAGCTCCCCTTTTAAATTTTCGTCTGTATCAAGCGCCCATTTATCTTTTATTTTTATAGGCTTTACAAAGCAATATCCAGGTAATGCAACCCACTTGTTATTTTTTTTACATGCAAAAACTTGATCGGTTCCTACAGTGTATTTGTCTTCATCAAGATAACTAGCAGAATTACGTTCTTGTTGTTGTTGGTTTAACCATCTTCTAAAAACATTATGATGAACAATTATTTCATCTCCTACTTCTACTTCTGTTTTTATACCAGCTGGAACACTAACAACTTTGCCAATACGATTAACAAACATGTAATCTCTTTCTGTAATCTCTGTATTAACAACTAATTTTTTGTCATCAACATCAACTACGTTATTGTAACGATTTTCAGTAGATATAATATAATCAAAAAGTGCCTGCATTAATAATCTAAGTTATATTCAACAGATACTGCCATGTTAGAATTAAAATGTTTCCACGGTAGTATTTCTTTGTTTTTAGTTATATATATTTTAAAAGAACCATCTTCTTCTAGTATATCTGAAATAGTATGCCCTCCATAAACTTCTTGTCCTACAGAGTAATGCATTGCTTCGTTTTTGTAGTCAGTACCAATACTGATCTTACGTATTAATTTTGCCATTTAATTTAATTTAGTATGTCCATATAGTCATTGGCGGAGCGCCATCATAACCTATACCTACATGAACAAAGTTATTTTTTCTACTTATACCTATTCTTTTAAAACCTACTTCAATTGCAGCTTTAACTAATCTATAAGTAGCTTCACCTCCTGAACACGCCATATCTACAGCAGCACCATAAGTATGCTCACCAGGTTTAGACTTACGCGCCTCTATTGGATGTTGAGGTGATCTGTATGTTGATGTTAATGTAATTGGATGTCCATATGCTTCTCTAAGATTATCTAGCATCTCAAGAAGCTTAGGGTCCATTTTGTTAAAGTTATTAAATTCAGATTCATTAAAATGTTTCATTGTATTATTCTTTTGATTTTTTTAGTATCATTAGTATTGTGTATCCTATTGATAACAATAAAACTACCGTCTGTAGTACTGTATTTATTTCAGGTATTACTGAAAATATCATTGCTCCTACGTTTATTCCAAAGATCTTAAAATCTTGTTCTATCATTGTTTATGTTTATTATTTCCAAATACCTTCTCGACGCCGCGAGATCCAAAATAGCCTCCTATGACTATAGTTAATAATGAAGTCACTGATTCCAGTGAATAGCCGGCGTACCACCCTATAACATATGATATTGTTAAAAATACAAGAACCAATGGTCGGACGTTGGACGCAAGCCAGTTTCCGCTTCGAGCATCTGCTACCCATCTTTTGGTTGTGCCATCAATTTCGGCTCTTTCTATTCTTAACTTTTCTAGTGCAACTTGTTTATCGCTTTCTGAAAGCTGAGAGTTACCACTAATTAGTTCTGATATTACATTTCCCGGCAATATTGCGTCGCCGACCATTCCTAGAATACTTGGTGCCTTTTCGATTAAAAACCGTCCGACACCTGTATCTTTAAAGGGTTTCTTTTTTTCACTCATTTTATTTAATTTATGCTATTGCTAAAAATATATAACTATAAGATGAACCACCATCTAAATCATTTGAACCACCACTTACGTTAAATCCTGTTGAAGTAAATTGTAGTTGTGTTCCTGTATCTGCTTCACTATTTGGCAAGTTTGGGTATAATTGTTTAGATGCTGTTCTTGTTGAATCGTGTGTGACCCAATTTCTTGCTTGATTATAACTTTTAATCATAACAAATCTTGGTTGAAAGCCAACGTATACAGAGGTTGTACTTGGCTAAGTTGAAGTATAAGAGCCCACTTTGCTATAACCTGCTATTGATTTAAAACAATATGCGATGTATTCATTAGAAGAACCATTAGTTGATGCGTCATTGCTAAATGTTATAGTTGTTGATGTTGGTTGAGTACTATTTAGCGCCCAACTATATCTACTATTTTCAAAACTATCAGCGTGATTTAAATATCCAAGTTTTGTATTATCTTCATTACACCAAGCTATCCAATCTCTTGTTGCATTTAACTGTTTAATAAAAAATAATTCAGGTTTTGAACCTAATCCGTGACCAATTGTTGCTCCTGCTGTGCCGTTCCCTGTGTATTTTACAATGCTAAACCCTGCATCTACATTAGCAGCTACTGTACTTGGTATTGTACCGTTGGTATTACCAGTTAAATAACCTGGCTGACCAAATGTTACATTGCTAGATGCACCACTATAATTACCACTTAAATCTACTGCATCTGTTTGTAGTGGATAAGCCGCAATACAGCCTGCACCTGCAGGATAGTTTAATGTATTATTGCTTGTAGCTGGTTCTGTATATAAATCAGATACTTCACCTGCAGTTAACGCATCGTCAAATATTCTTACTTGAGCTAA